ATACACTGACACTGCACACCTGAGACGGCCCCGTTCCCTGTTCTCACCACGCCCTCATAAAGAGGGCATTTTGCGCTGATATCCAGCGATGTCCGATATCCCACGACCTCCTCACTCCTTTTTGTCCCTGCTGCTCTTCGCTGCCAGCTCCTTCAGTTTCATTTTCTTCCCAAACGCAGTCAACTTGCCGTTCGGGAGATGCCTTGCTGAGTATGTGTCCTGCAGCGGCGCTGCCACTGCCCTCCGCAGGGTCTTCCATTCCACGTCAAACTCCCCGCTTTTTTTCTGCATCACTTTTCCTCACATACACAGTTTTCTCCTCCCATGTGGTGTGGCTTGTCCGCTCCTGGATCCTCTTCTCTTCAACTTCGATCATCGGACACCAATCCGGGCGGTAAGAAAAAGCGTCTTTTCGGTCTTCCCTGGTCACATCACTGCCGTCTGGGCAAAAGAAAAGATTTACATCGCCATATGCGGTATGTGTGCAGAATTGCCCGACACAGTAACACTTCTCGCAGCTTTCCGGCATATCGATGTCAAGTAGTACCATCGTCATTCACCTCCATGAGCGGACAAAAGATGTCCTTAAGATCGGTCTCGCTGTACTTGATCGGCATCCTCGTTGCCATACAGTAAGCGCAAAGACCGCTTACTTGCATCAAAAACGGGCAACGATCACACCGTGTCGGAAAGTCCATGTCAATCAGTACCATACCTCGCCCTCCACTTGTCTACATACTCCCTCAGAAACTCGCAATCCTTGCACTCTTTCTCCGGGTGCAGGCACTTCCAGGCCGGGCAGTCTGCTTCTGGATCCCCGGCGTGACCGCAGATTTCGGAGTCGCAGTCCACGCATAAATTTTTTCTATAGCACGGCCCAAGGTAGATCATGGCTCCCCCTTATACGGCTCCGGCAGAGGCAACCACGCCCCGGAAAACCCAATGAGCGATCTAAAGACTGTTATCCACATAACGCCATCTTCGGAACACACCAATATCTGCTGTCCTTCCCATGGCCTGTGCTCTGCGAACGGGATCCACTGCGGTTCTGGCTGTGCGGAGTGCAAAACCGTATACTCATCGCAAACGCTGTCTAGCACATCCGCTATGGTGCAAGTTTGCATTGTCCACTCTTCGCACTCTTCGTCATAAAACTGTGCGGTTACTCTTTCATCCAAATCAACGCATCGACTCATTATCCCTTCACCCCCTTGTTAAGTAGGTGTAAGTCAGCAGTGCCGGGAAAGCAAACACCCACTGTCCTTTAATCAACCGCATCTTTACACTCCCCATAACTGCAAAAATCCATCGGTTGCATCTCTACCTTGTGTAATTTGCACCACTCGTGAACATCTTGATACTCGTTGCAATCCTTACACCGCACCACCGGGACAGCATCCACAACGGGAGCGTTATCAATGTCAATCAGCGGTACGGCAATATCCCCGTTCGGCAGATGGTAATACTTGCTTTTCATGCGCTCAGTTAAAAGCCTGTCCATATCAATCGGCCGCATTTTTTCGCCTTTCCCCCCAACTGCAAAAATCATCTGCTTTTCGTCCGACTCCATACCCCATGTTGCCGTTTCCGTAGCATTCTCCGTTCCAGTAATGCCACCACTTGCAATCCTTGCACCGCACCACCTGCGGCATTTCGATCAGATTGCCGCCGACATTTGTGTCGGCACCAAAAGGCTGTTCTGGGATAGACCATTTTGGTTCTATTTGCTCCTCAATCGCCTTCTTGACCTCTTCCCTTGCGAGGTTGCTTACCTTGAAGTGGGCCACGATCACCGCCACGCAAGTCGTAATCCAAGCGGTGCAAAGCACTATGGCTTCAACCATCTTTCTGCCTCCTCCTCCTTCTCAGTGTCGGTTCGTACATTTCATGTTCTGGTGGATAGCACACAGTGCAAGGATAATCAAATGGATAGATGGTATCTTGATACCTGCACTTCTTACATTTCTCGCACTTATCCATCGCCGTCCCCCATAATTGCGCCGCATTCCGAACAAAAGTTAGTTTTTCCGCCTATGAACGCACCGCATTCCGAGCAGAAATACCAACCGTAAAGCGCCTTGCGGCTATCTCCCTGTAAAATCCACTTCCCTCGCCTTACCGGGGCGGCATCCAACGTTGGTTGTTTGTCTACCCACTCTTTGGCAAAGTCATCCGCAAAGTAGGACACCGAGTGTTTTCGCACGTCGTCCAAAAGCGCATCTGCATCAATCAACCGCATCTTTATCACCTCTCATATCAGCGCCACATTGGGGGCAGAAATTAAAACCATCTACAGAACCAATAAATCCAGGATCTGTTTCGTGTACCCACCCGCATTCGGAACAATACGTGTTATCTATCCACTTTCCTTTCTTCTGTTCTGGCTCAATTGTGGGTTGTTCATCAATCAGGTTTTTAAGGTCACCAATAAATCCTTCCTCCGTTCCTTCATCAACGTACCAGTCACCAGATTTGTTAGTCAGCGCATCAGCATCAATCAGTCTCATCTTTACGCTCCTTTTTCTTTCTGTCCAACACTTCCTTCGTCTCCATGATCCACTCCCACAGGGCAAGACCAACCGCCACAACAAGCTCCATCCCTAACAAGAGCAGAATAATCAAACCAACGAGCACAATCATATTGCCGTTCACCTTCTCACGCCTCTTCACATGTGCAGCAGGGCGACCCAGATCACAAGGAAGATGATCATCCCCGCCACCGCCTGAAAATCAGTCATCGTCCTCTCCTCCTGCCAACAGCAGCGATATAAGCAGGACCGTCGTAAACGACCCTGCCATGAAACCGCAGATACCAGCGATCACCACATCGATCATGGCGCCCCCTTCCCCAGGATTCTGGCCTTCATCTGCGCAATGGCCTCCTGGTCGATGTCATCCGCAGGCCGCTGTTCCAGGTTGTGGAAGCGGCTTTGCGTGGCCTGCTTCGGGTCCGGTTTGCCCATGTCCGGGCGCACCTCGTCCTCCCACCGCTGTTGGTTAAGCCATGTGGACGGGTTCGGGATAAAGCGGCCCTTGTCCCGCTGCCACTGGTAGGACGCGGAAGCGGCAGCCAGTGCCGAGAGCATGCGCTCCAGGAGTGCGGAGGATGGCTTGATCTTCAGGAACGACTTCCTGGCGTCACCCTTTCCGGTCTTTTTCGGGTATGCGGACCAGAAGCGCTCAAAGCGCTCCTCCATGTGGTCCTTCCGTACACCTCCCCCCGGTAAGGGGGGGTAGGGGGGGTTATTATTCGCATTAACATTTACATTCGCATTCGCATTCGCATTAGGCATATGGGTGCTATGGGTTGCCATAGGTTTGCTATCGTTTGCCATAACCTTGCCATCGTTTGCCATCTGTTTGCTATCGTCTGCTTCTGCCTTGCTGGCATCCCAGCGGGAGGAAGCGCCCTTTCTGCCGTTCTCTCTCCGCTTGGCATTCGCATCTATCTGGGGCTGAACCAGGAGGAAGATAGCCTCCAGCACAGGGTCTGAGAGCTCCGTAGCCTCGCCGTCTAGGCCATACTGGCAGATTGCCATCATGATCTCCTTGTATTGATCAGCAGGCAGCTTCTCCAGTGCCTTCGCGAACGATCTGTAAAAGACAAAGCTCTCGTTCACGTTTTCTCCTTTCTGCCCCCGGATTTTCTCCGGGGGCCGTTACCATGCCGTTACGCTGAGTGATGCCGTGACACATTACTCCAGCTTTGAGCAGCACAAGCGGGGTCTGGATCCCGCAGGTTACCGTATCAAGTCCACCCGGGTGCATCTGACAGCCTCTGCTATCTGGTCCAGGCTGCTGAGTTTCGGGTCCCTTTCGCCGCACTCCCAGGCTGATATTGTCCGCACATCGCACCCCAGCTCAAGGGCCAGGGTGCGCTGGGACTTGTTGATTTTCCTCCGGTACTTTCGGAGGTTGCGTCCGAAGAACTCACACATCACTTGCCCCCGAAGAAGGCGGCTGCAAAGGCATCGCCCTCAGTGCCTCTGGGAGCCGTTTCCTGCGGCTTTTCAACTTTAGGCGTAGGAGTTTCCACCTTCGGTGCTTCGGGCGGATTCTCGGCCTTTGCGGGGCCTTCCTGCGCGTCCTGCGCGGGAACCTCTTCCGTCTCCACGTATTCCGGGGTCAGATCAGGCTTGATCACCGCCATATCGGCATCCATCGCGGAGACCATGTCGATGCTCATGACGCCCCACTTGGAGATCAGCTGCCGGAGCATGGTCTTCATCGCCATCCCGTCAAAATCCTTGGACCAGAAGGTCCAACTGGTTCCCTTCCGAAGGTCGGCAGCGTATCCCTGGCTGTACTTCTTGGCGTGGGCCTGCATCTTCTTCTTGGACCAGTAGAGGGTCTTTTTGAAGCCGTTGACGTACTCAAAGCTGGCATAGTAGCCGATGGTCTCAGCCGCTTCTCTCTGCTCGTCATCCTCGATCAGCTCCACCTCGATCTCCTCGTCCAAAGGATTGTAGGAGATGAGCTCTCCCTCCTTGATCGGGAGGACATTGAGGCGCTTGTACTGCCCGGAGCGGATCGCCAGCTGCAACATGCCCCGGTAGCCAAGTTGAAACTGCGCCACCATCCCGCGCTCCTTGTCCCGGAAGGGGACCATGTAGAACTGCCCGAGCTGCGGAGACGGGGAGAGGTTGAGGCTCTCACCCAGGAGCGCCGCCGAGAGGATGGAGGCATTGCTGCACTCCTGCAGATCCTTGTTGTTCTGGACCGCCGAGACAATGGAGCTGATAAAGCGGGGGCCGGACTTTCCGCCAACGATCTGGTTGATCTGGTTCTTCACCGCGTCCTGAGTGAGATATGCCGCCATGCCGAGGCGCTGGTTGCTGCGGTTCGCGATCTGGTTCTTGACTGCCATTTGTTTTTCCTCCTCTTGTGGATTTTGTGTGGATATGTGGATTACTGGACCGGCCTGAACTCAATGCCCTGGGACCGCATGAAGCTGGCGAGGATCTGCGCCTGGTGGATGGTCAGCAGGGCCTCAAAAGCCAGCCACCGCTTCTCTTCCTGCGGCTGGTCTACCTTTGCAGCCACACCCTGCTGCACCGACTCATGGCCTGCCGCAGCCTGCTGCTTTGCCTCTTCGGCAGCGGCCCGGTCCTTCTCTTCCTGGGCCTTTCTCCGCTCCTCCTCGTAGGCCGCACGGCGCTTTGCTTCGTCCTCCAGCTGATTCCTCTTCTGCATCGCCGCACCGATGTCCCAGGTGGTGAGAAAGACTCTCTTCATATCGGCTGCATACTCAGAGTCGGTCTGGTCGATGATGTCGAGACCGGAGCGGATCTTCTGGCAGATGTTGTAGATATCATCGCTGATGATCTTCTGTGGGGTCGAGGCGTTAAGCCACTCGGGCTTAAGCACCTGATCGAAGCTGACCACTCCCTCCAGGCAGAATGGAGCAGAGATCTCGTCCCAGGTGTCCTTCACCCACTCGCACTTCTCGTCCCTCTTCCGCTGCTCGTAGGCCTTGATCTGGGAGTCGATGTTGTCGATGGCCTTCTGGACGATGGAGACGATCTCCATGACTTCCTGCCCGAACTGCTCGTCCGGCGCCAGAAGCTTCTTCCTGATCTCGGTGCGCTGCCCTTTGAGGGCGGTGACGAACTTGTTCAGCTTTGCCCGGTCGGCCTTCGCCGCCTTGATGTACTCGTCCGTGTAGACCGCCGTGGCGTAGCCTTCCGCCGCAGCGGTGATCTGGGTCTTCAGGTCCTCGTAGTTCCACTCGATCTTGGTCACGAAGCCTGAGTCTGAGGGGTTAAAAATCTTCATTTCGTATGCCATGGTTTTTTCCTCCTTGTTGGTGATGTGATTTTGCCGAAATCGGGGAGGCAGGAGTTGCGCCTGCCGACCGAGGGCTATTGGGTCCCCCGGGAGGACTGCCTCTCTACCCGTGAGCGGCGGGGCCGCTTCCTACAACCACCGCCGCTGCCGGAGCTCATAGGTCCGTACCGTAGAGACCACTAAAGCGTTGCTGCCCCGGCAGAACGCAGATAGCCTAGATTGCTGGGAGCAAGATGTCCGGCCTGCGGTCTTCCTTGATGCAGGACCACATCTTCTCCCCTGCGATCCGCAGCTCCTCGATGTCATCCAGGACCTCCGACCGCTCGATAAAGTAGTGCTTCGTGGTGACCCGGATTTCTCCGTCTGACCACTCGCTTTTCAGCTGTGCCTTCAGCACCGCAAAGTCATACTCTGTGACCAGCAGGTACCAGAGCACCTGGCAGTAATAATTGTCCGGGATCCTGTCTTTCCAGCGCTCGTACATCATCGATTGCAGGATGCTCGTGGTCTTGATTTCAAGGATTCCTTTTCTCCCGGTCCCGACCTCTTCCAGCTCCCCGTCCAAGGAGGCATGCGCGAAGGGGTATTTGTCGTTCGTGATGATGTTGTTGGGATAGTACTTCACCTTGTACTGCGGGAAATCGAGGGCGAACAGCCTCCGCAGCGGGGCCTCTGCCTGATGCCCGTACTTGACGTAGGGTTCCTTGCTGATGTCCGGTGGTATCCTCCTGCCGGTCTTCTCCTCCCACAGCTCCTGGTTGGTCTTGTAGGGGTTAAGGCCCAGGAGAGCCGCCGCATCTGATCCACCGATCCTGCCCGATCTGGCCTTCAGCCAGCCGCTCCGATTACGGAATGATTTTTTCTGTATCATGTCCTAGGTCCTCTTTGATCATCTGGGTCTTTGCATCTGCGATGATTTCCTTGAAGATGTCAAGAGCAGCGATCAGCTCATCCATTGACATGTCAGCATCATGTGTCGTTGCGGCTTCAAGAATCGAATATGCGGCAAGAATGTAACCCGTTAAGGTTCCACCGATTCGCATCTCTGATCGTGTTTTTCCGCCACCTACGGCGATGCTGATTTCAGCATCAAAACTTGTCCTTTCATCAAGTACACTGCTTGCCAGCGCGAAAGCCTTTGCCGTTTTATTCATGAGTAGTTTCCCTCCCTGTTTTGTTGATTACCGTCTGAAGCACTCGTCCATGTCCTTGATGCATTTTCTGGTTAAGGGGTCGTTGATGATGGAAAGCCCGAAGCTCACCACAACCGCTACCAAGAAAAAGAAAAGATCCATCTCAGCCCTCCTTAATCATTTCTTCCACTTCTGAGAGGGTATTCTCAGAAAGGTCATATGCCTCTTTTATCCAGGGGTGCATCGTGTCATAAAAATTCGCCCAATTCCCGTCTCCCGTTTTGTTAACCAATTCCAGAACAAAGAGTGCTTTGTTTAAAAGTGTCTGGATTCTGCAGTTAACATTACGAATATCATCCGCCGTCATAGCTGCCCCCGTTAGTCCTTGATCACATAGACCTGGCGATACTTGACGCCGTTGTCCAGGCACTCGCCGTGGTCCTCCATGAAGATGTCAATGTGCCTGCCGGTCACGCCAGTGTCCTGGACGATCCTCTCGCCGATCCCTTCAATGTAAATCCGGGTGCCGGGCTTGAAGTAGCTGGCGGCCACGGTGACGCCCTCCTCACAGGTGGCGCCGGAACTGGTCTGGTGTCCCCACTTGCCGGAGCACCGGCGACAGGGACAATACCAGGTGAGCTTGAACTGCCCGGCGGGTTCCCGCGTCTCTGCTCTGGTGTCCATGGGTGCCGCTGCCGCAAACGCTACCGCCGCCAGGATCCCGAGGCCCGCCATAGCTGCCGTCTGCAGCGCCTTGTAAATCTTCTCACCCCGCGTCCCCTCTTCGTTGATCTCCTTGATCAGTCGCCGGTCCTCTGGCCTTCTTGCCATCACCGGCAAAATGTTTCTGCGCATGTCACATGCCCCCTCACACAAAATCCTTCACCTTGATCTTGGTTATCACACGCCGCCCCATCCGGTCTCTGAGTTCGACCGCAGGTCTCCCTACAAGGCCCTCCATTTTTGCCGTCCCCATGGTTGACTTCGGTGCAGTCTTTACAAAGTCAACGGCCTCCTGGATTGTTCCGGTCATGATGATCGGAACCACATCGATTCCAAAGGTCCTTGCAATGTCCTCTACGGCATCCCTTCTGAGCCAGAGATCATCGGCAGGTATATACACATCGAAGAGGATGAAGCTTACATCGCTCCGGTAGCCGCCGCCGTTCTGGATCTTCGGGCCGTAACCCTCTCCGTAAAGGATGACCCCCATCTCTCCAAACTTCTGTTCAAAGAGCTCCTCGTTCACATCGCCGCCGAACTTCATGGTGAGGAAGTTCACAAGGGGTGACGGAATGCTTGCCCTTTCGGTCCTCCCGTGGAACTGAACCCGGTGTCCGTCCCAGACGATGCTGATGTTGGTTCCGTCCACTTTCTCCGTAAACACCCACTCGGCGTCCTTCAGATACTTCACTGCTTCGCTGCGGAAGCTCCCCTCGACCAGTTTCTTGCCCCCATCAGCTTCCCGGTTGAACGGGGTCTCAATCTTCGGATATTCGATCATGTTCTCTCCTTTCAGTTCTCTGCCGCCTCTGCCGTACCGGGCAGTGAATCCAGTGCCTTGTCGAGGATCGCCCTTTCGATCAGCACCCGCCGACCATACCTTCTGACCGCACCACAATCTTCAGCAAGGCGGCGGGTCTGAATCCGACCAAGTCCGCAATACTCCTGTGCCTCTACCACAGAGAGCATCCGCTTGTTATCGAATCTCTCTTCTGAAATTCTCTTTCTCATGTCCTTCTCCCACTGATTACTACCTTCTTCCCCGCCATGGTCGCCAGCCGCATCAGATCCCGCACCGACATCGTGGTGAGTTCCTTGTCCCTCTTGAGGTCCCGGAGCCAGTACTCACTGCGGCCCATGCGCTCGGAGATTTTCTTCGCGGGGACTCCCTGGTTGTATCCGGCCCCGGCGATGAGCTCCACGATCTCCTGCTCCATGTCAGAGTAGATGCTCTCAACCCTCGGCATGTCACTCCTCCGTTTTCAGTCCGTATCTGTCTGCATTTCTCGGCTTCCTGGCCTCCGCAGGCTTTCCGCTCATGGCGGAGACCGCTTCGGCGTAACCTAGTAAGTATCCCTTCTGCTTCTCGGTCATGAGCGGCAGTGCATCACTCAGCGCCTTCAGTACGTCATTCTGTTCCTCTGCCATCCTGGCCTCCTTTCATCCCCACTGTTCCGCCATCGCCTTGGCGATGCCCGGGAAGGTCTTGCTCCTCACACACGACCGATTCACGGTGATGCTTTCCTCCCAGCACTTCCGTTTCCCGGAAGGATAGAAGTAGTCGATCTTCGGTGGCGGAAGCTCTGGCCCGTGGAGTAATACCGGCAGCCCCTTCAACCACAAACATGTAGCCTTGGTCGCGTAGTTTTCTTCGTCCAACTCGGACTCGGCCCAATAATACGGTTGGATGATCTGATCAGGCTTCCGGTATGCCGTATTCATAATGCCTACTGGGTTTTCTATTGCCACCTTGTCACAGTTCGCGTTCACGATGTCCATAAAGAACCTCATAGCCTCGATCCGGTTCAGTGTCCTCGCATTGATCCAGTTGATCGGAGTGCTCTTGATGCTGTGGTGCTTCGTTGCCACATTCGTGAGGTATGTGCATGGCGGGTGAGCAATGATCAGGTCCCATTTCGGGACCTCGATCTTCTGCCCAGTTTGTAGCCTGACAATTCCACCATTAATTACGGCCCTTGCATCCATCAGTATGTGATGGTCGGATACCCCCCCCCGAGCATCGGATAACATCGCACGAATATGCGTCGTGCCCTTTGCTGAGGAAAGCCTTGCAGACCGCCTGGCTTTCCTCACAAGCAACTAAAACTCTCATGCTGTCTCCTTGGTATCTTTTTTAGACACCCCATCGGCAAAAAAAATCTGTCCCACTTCTTCCGCAGAAAGATCGTAGCGCTTTTTGATCGCCAGAATCTCAGACTGCGTAAAGCCGGTTCGCTTCTCATTAATCTTTCCAGAGAACGTACTTCTGTTAATTCCCAGGTACATAGCCAAGTCTCCTGCGGTGTCTCCATGCGTCCGCATGATGTACTCAAGTTTATATTTGTCCATCTTTCCTCCTTTCTGTAGTGTCTTTTTGAGACACCATCATCATATACCATGTTTTCTATTATGTCAACACGTATTTTTCTTAATAAGACACCTTTGTTGATTTTTCAGAATCCGTGGTTTATTATGGATTCAAGGAGGTAAGTAACATGGGAATGGCGGAGAAGATTAGAAAAAGAAGAATTGAACTTGGATTGACGCAGGAGGAACTCGCAACGAAGCTCGGCGTCCAGAAGTCGGCGGTAGCTAAGTACGAAAGCGGAAGGGTTCAGAATATCAAGAGAGCGATGATATCCAAATTGGCACAGGCCCTGGAATGTGATCCAGTCTGGTTGATGGACTTGGAACAACATGAAGAGAATCCTCTCCTCATGAAACTGGCGGAGGATGTTACGCAGCGCAACCGTCTTATGGCATATTACGAAAAGCTCTCCAAACTTACACCAGAGCATCAGATTGCAGTTACCACCATGATTGACTTCCTTGCATCTGAAGAGGCCAAGGAAAAAGAAATCAAATCACAGTCATCAAAGGAGGCTTAAAATGACTTTTCATCACGCATAAACATGTAGCGTTTTGTAGTGGCTTGTTGGCGTTTGACAAGCCTTTCGCTTGGGAGAAAATTGGGAGAAAAACAATGCCGCCCGTGTCGGCATCACGGACGGCTAAACAGGGAGGAAAAGCATGAGGTTTTCTGATTCCCTCATGGTCAGTATATCACGACCTTATGCCTTTTGCCTCCCCCAGTAAGGAGGTGTCTATGGGACGAAAGAAAAAAGGGGAGCTCCCATCCGGCAGCGTCAGGCGCTTGCTATATATCGGGAAAGATGAAAACGGAAAGAGGATATACAAGTCCTTCACCGCCACTACCAGGGCAGATCTGGATGCCGCTGTGGCCCTCTACAAGGCCTCCAGAGGAGCCGAAAAGGAAGAGGCAGAGAGTAAGCCGTCTCTCACTGTAGGTGACGCCGTGGGGCGCTACATCGCCCTCAAGCGGTCTGTCCTGTCTCCGTCTACAGTACGGAGCTACGAAGGAATCGAGCGGACCTACATCACCACGGACTCACTCTCGAAGCGCCCCCTGGACGAGCTCACCCAGCAGGATGTGCAGCTATGGGTCAGCAACCTCTCGGAGGATGTATCCCCGAAGACGGTCCGCAACGCCTACGGCCTGCTTCTCTCCTCGATAAAAATGTTCCGCCCGGAGTTCCAGGCCCAGGTGACCCTCCCACAAAGAAAAAGACCGGACCTCTACTGTCCCTCCGATGAGGATGTAAAGAAGCTCCTGGCCTGCATCAAAGGGACACAGCTTGAGATCGCTGTGCTCCTTGCGGCCTTTGGTTGTCTCCGAAGGTCAGAAGCCTGCGCCCTGGAATACAGTGACATCAAGGGAACCAGGGTCACCGTCAGCAAGGCGCTGGTCCGCAATCCTGATGGCGGCTTTACCATGAAGCCACCGAAGACAGACGGCTCCAACCGAACAATCGACCTGCCACAGTTCGTTATCGACCGCATCGGAAAAGGCGAGGGCCGTATCCTCAAGTGCTCCCCCGACAAGATCACGGAGCGATTCATTAAAGCGGTGAAGAGGGCCGGTGTCCCGCATTTCCGCTTCCATGACTTGCGGCACTACGGCGCCTCCATCATGCATGCCATCGGCGTCCCTGATCAGTACATCATGCAGAGGGGCGGCTGGTCCTCCGACTATGTCATGAAGAGGGTCTACCGAAACACGATCCAGGACGAAGAGGCGAAGCAGACCCAGAAGATCAACGAGCACTTTTCCGCCCTAACTGGTGCATGATGCAACACGAAATGCAACACGGAACCTGCGGAGCCGCATTCCTGCTAGGTTTTTGGCGGGTTCGATTCCCGTCGCCTGCTCTCGGAAAGAGACCACGGAAGCAAGCCAAGAATGGCTTAAATCCGTGGTCTTTAGATGTTTTTGAAGCTATTGCGATAGTCCCACAGACTACCCAAAAAGCCTAAAAAAGGTGCATGATGCAACACGAGATGCAACACGAAATCAGACCACCCAAACCTGCAGCGCTCCCTCCGGGTCTGTCACCATCAGGGCGCACTCTTTCGGATGCCCCGCCTCCGCATTGAAGTACCACTGCTTACCATCGATCACCTGGTGTCCGGTCACTGCGTAGCCGTCATAGTCGAAGAAGTACCAGCACCGGTTGATCTTCATCCACTCCTTCTTGGCGAAGTGGTGCTCGTCCTTTGCATACCACCAGCCCTTGTCATCCCGGTGCCAGCCGGGGATATAGGTCGGTACGGGATCCCACTCGTCACGGACCATCGACCCTACATCAAGATTGATGGCGGTGTGGTGATTGTCATAGAGCAGGATGTCCCCCGGTAAGAGATACCGATCAGAGGTAACGTACTTGCTGCCCGTCAGCACCTGAAAGCCAATATCCTTTAAGCCGGCGCGAAGGTTCCCGGTCCAGTAGTAGTCTGGATCGATATCGGAAAGGTCTGCGATTCCCTGCCGATACCCCACCGCTTTGACAATAGACGCCACGCCACAAGAGCAATCCGACTCGCAGGCTGCGGTTATCCGCGCCGGATCGTAGTTTGCCACGTTGCAGAGCGCCTTCCAGAATGTGTCCCTCTGGTCCTGATCATAGCCGATCTTGTCGTTCTCCGCAGCGGCCCTGGCGCAGTAGGCGATGTCCTGGGCGACCCTCTTCCCGGGCCAGCGGAGAACACAGGACCAGGGCCGGTTGTACCAGTTGATCACCCGCCACTCATCAGCGGTCTGGTCTCCTGCTCTGCCGCCCTTGTACTTGTTGTGCTCGTCATGTCCGCAGTTACTGATCATATAATCTCCTTCGAGAAGAGGAGCGAGTTTCCCCGCTCCACGTTGATAGTTACTCAGTTATATTGTTATTTAAGTCACTCGTCCCATTTCAAAGCCTGACTACGAAGTACAACAAATGGCACCTTGTCGTCTGCGCCTTTGCCTCGTCTTGCAAGTTCTTTTTTCAAGCAAAAGCTTTATTCCATTCCAATCCCACATGTCCTATTTTAATTCCTGATTTCGTTATTCCATGCGTACATTCTAATATTATTTGCTGCCTCCCTTTCGTTAAATAGTATACCAGTTGCACTATTGCCTGATACAATTACAATGCAACCGTTACTTCCTGCCGTAGTGGCATCAATCCTGATCAACCCGTCTGCAAGGTAATTTCCTCTGATTTCGCATCGATTAAACGGATTTCCTGTCGTTGCATTATGAAAATAAATATTTGCTTTATCCCGTGCAACAGAGCTATACAAGGCTGTGATTACGTTATTTTCAATAATATAATTACTGTCATAAGCACCACCCATACCTACAGCAATAGAACCTCTTGTCTGTGGATTTTCTCTGTTGTCTATAATCATTTTGCAGTTTCGGACAACGAATTCATGATGTAGTTTATTACTACCTTCTTTTTCAAGATGCACACAATACCGCATTTTATGGCACTGCATCCAGAGATTTTCTATAATATTTGTTTCCGGAGTGCTATCAGAGAACGGATTACTATAGAACAATGAAAATTGATCCCATACGGTGGCATTTTCTATCACGTTTCCATTAAACTGGATGAATGTTTCTGGTGTTCCGATAATGTGCATACTGTTCCCGAATGGAAGTCCACCGATATAGGGAGTCGATGTAGTTGCGTTATCAAAATAATCGTCACCAAAGATTGCTTTCATCTCATCGACAACATAATAGTCCCCGGCTTTAACATGTATATCACAGTTGCCAATTGAGAATGCATCTATCACAGCTTGTGAGAAATTGGTGTAATCACCGGTTCCATCTTTTGCTACAATTATTTTGAAACGCCCTTCCACTTTCCACGGTTGCCATGCGCCGGATTTATGCACCCTAATAAAACTCCCAGGCTGCGAAACAAACAGTTGAACAGCAGCTGAATAATCGTCAGAATTGGAATTTGAATACGTAATCAGCAATGACGGAGTTAAATTGGCAAACCATCTTTTTATAGGAAGATGTTCCGTAATGTTTGCGCTGTTCGGATTAAATACCAAGCGATATACACTATGAAACGGAGCTTGATCAGCATCGGGCAAGAGCGTTGAATAACTGTCGTTCGTTATAGGGAAAATGGAATCCTGTATGTTGCTTGGAAAAATGATCGAAGTTTTTTCGGTTATATTGCTAATGTATCCCGTCAAATCGTCAACGCCATCTTTTTTATACAGCAATCTATATATTCCCGGTTCCTCGATATATATTTGGCCAGTTGACCACGGCTTATACGTTATATAATTTCCGTAGCGATCATACTTTACTATAATGTAATTATACGAGTCCACAGTTATTCTCGCTATATCATAAACATAAAAGCTTGAAGTGCGCGCTCTATTTATAACATCATCGTTTTTTCCGGTTGAGACATTTATTCCACCGATTTCGACACTGAAACCATTAAAAAAAGAATTACTTAAAGCGCTCTTTAACTGAGAGTCATTCGCCCGGACAGCATCCCCGGCGGACGGATATGTAACACCGTCAGCACCGACACGGATGTCCAGAAGTTCCGCATCCCCGGCAGTGCTTCCGTCAGGAAGAGATGCAAAAGTATCCATCCGTGCAGACAGTAGCGTATCCTGTTCGGCTCTTGCAGACGCCTCTGCATCTATTGCAGTCTGAAGTTCAGCGTCTGCGGTCTGTCTGGCAGTTTCCTCCGCAATTATAGCGGCTTCCCTCTCGCTCTTCTCTGCCGCGTCAGCACTTTTTCTGTCTTCAATTTCCTTGTTAACTTTTGCAATTACCTGCTTATACTCTGTTTCTACATCTTCCCCAAGACTCTTTTCTGTGTAGAACGGAGCCGTGAAGGACGACCACTTTACCGTATCGTTCGTGTCGTTTCCGGTCACGCACACGAACACAGTGCCAGTCACAGAGACCTGCACCGCGGTTATGGTCCACGTCAGATAAATATAGTCATCGTCTACGGTCTTTTGAAGTTCCGCAATGTCCAGCGGTTCACTGTTGAAAATCAGATTCACATTGAACTTAAGGTCAGACAGATCTGTCCCGCTCTGCGACAGTCTCTGGATCCGGAACACCCGGTTCTCCATGCCGGTGTCGTAATTCGTGCCAAGATACCGCTCGTGCTCCGGGATCAGCAGCTCTCTGTTTTTTACAATAATCATTTATTCTCCTTTTGAAAAAAGGGCGGCCCCGGAGGACCGCCCCTTCCTGCTGATCACATGTTATCGAGTTTCTTGATCAGACGCTGGATCTCGCCCTGCATCTGCTGTGGTGCTGTCGGCTGATAGTACTGAGGATTGTATGCATTGTATCCAAATGCCATTTACTTTTCCTTTCCAAGTGTGATACGTTCCCCATACGCAGTTAGCAGAAGCATATCGCGCATATTGGTTTTTTGTTGTATACTATTGTCAAGGAGGTGCTGTTTTAATGTACAAGTACGATATTGTCGGAAAACGGTTCGGTCATCTTGTTGTTCTTAGAAGATGCGACCCAGTCCCTGGTGAACGCAATTCTAAGTGGCTTTGCCAATGTGACTGTGGCAACTTAACCAAAGTGGCAAGATGCACACTGGTGAGCGGACACACAAAATCATGTAACGCCAACATACACCGCAAGGGAGCCAACTCGACTCATAAGATGTCGAAGACAAGGCTTTATCAAGAGTGGTTAAGCATGAAGCGCCGTTGCCGCCCAGACTCTCAAGACGCAAGAACTTATTACATGAGAGGAATTACGATTTGTGACGAATGGCTTTTGGACTTCGTAGCGTTTAAGTCGTGGGCCATTGCCAACGGATACGATGATAGCCTTTCACTTGACCGCATCGACAACAACAAAGGTTATTCACCGGATAATTGCAGATGGGTCCCAATTGCTCTCCAACAATCCAACAGGTCAAACACTGTCCTTGTGGAGTACGAAGGTCAACAGTATTGCCTCAGAACTCTCTGCGAGAAAATAGGATTCCCGTACAAAACCGCGCATCAACGGTACATGAGGCTAAAGAGACGGGGCGAAGCGATTGATACGTCAAAACTTTTCGCTCCTATCAACACCTCAAAAATCACGTTCAAATGCCGAAAGAATTAACTCAAACTGTGTCCGGTTTATACCAGGCATACACCGCTATCTCATTCAAAGAATTCCAAGAGTCATACACATCACCATCTATTACAGTGGCAACATGTCCCCCGGTACCGACCACGAACACACCATGCGGATTGTCTTTGCAGAAATCCGCTATGGTATAGCAGTCAGGGCAGGTGTCGGGGATATTTTTTCGTTTAAAGCCGTGGCGTCTTAGTACCGCACCGGAGACGGCATCCGACGAAGGCATATCCGCCATAAAAAAAGCAGATGCTACCAGCATGGCGTATGCCGCCTCCCAATCAACGGAGAGTGCCTTAGAGATCGCCCGAACAGAGCAGTCTCCCACGTTCCTGCCCGCCGGATTTGGATTCCACTTAACCCACATTGATCATCCTTTCGGAAGCTCGTTCGTGTACTTCTGTAAGAATCCCTTCGTCTTCGTCCAGACGCCCTTCACCGGCAGTCCGCAAAGCGACATGTTCTTCAGGATGCTCACCGCCTCGTAAGCTATGTAGAGGATTCCGAAGAACTCCGCCGCCCCGATCTTAGTGCCGAAGAAAGCGCGGACCTCCTCCGGCAGCGCTCTGAGAAAATTGATATGAGCAATTGCGTCCAGAATGAGAAGAAAGGCGATGGACATGATCATAGATACCTTCCTGACCGCCCCGTCGATACCAAATGAACTGTTCAGTTTCCTCTGCTTCACAGCGCGGAGAAGGCCGAACACTGTGTCCATACAGACCGCAAGAATCACTATCTGGATGATGTCGTTCTGGAGGGCATCACTCACCACCGTGAATACTTTCTCCATGACATTTACCTCAATAGGCGGCAACTTCTTCTTCCTTTCCGGCGAGACTTCTGATGAGCTGCGCGGTCTTACCGTCCTGTGCAAGCGACTGGTTGATCACATCTGCTACCTCGACAGGAACCTCTACCGGTTCGCCTCTTTTAATCATCCAGGTCATCCCGTTGATCCCGACAAAGAGCGGGTCCTTGTACTTGTCGCCGTCATAAAAGAGATTGACGGTCGTGGTCTTACCAGAAAGCCCTTTCTTTACCATAGGTGCTTTTGCCATTTGTATTCTCCTTTGTGCCAGGGGCCTGAACCGGCCCCCGGCTTAATTTACAGGTCAGCCCAGGGAGCAGCCGCTCTCGATGCGGATCATGTACTCCTCGACCAGTCTTTCGGCGGTCTTGGTGGCCTTCCAGCCGATCGTAGAATACTGATTCAGCGGGCCACCGGCCTGCTCCTTGCTCTTGATGATGGTCTCCAGACCACCCCCCTGAATGGAGGTCTTGCCGTATGCGTTCTTGCCGATGATCAGCGTCGCATAGACGTTTGCGCTGGAAGCGCCGCCACCCTCGAAGATCTTCGCCTCGGTGGACTCGAAGAAGACCACGTTGGAAATCCTGCCGATCTCGCCGTTGTACATGTGCTCCGGGGAGGTGTGCTTCTGCCAGTCGATCCACTCCGGGTCTCTCATGAGGTCATATGCCACGTTCGGATGGATGATGGCAGCATAGTAGCCGCCGTCCAGCATCGGTGCGTCCTGGTTCTTCAGGGCGGCAACCGCCTTCTGGATGTCCTTAACGGTCAGCACATCCGAAGCGCCGATAGCGTTTCTAGCGGTCTTACCGTTCGCATATGCCACATTGGTGCCGCCCACCAGTACCTCGCGGGTGATGGTGTCCAGAGTGCGTCCCGCCTGCTGACCGATCAGCTCTGTAGCCTCGGTGATGATCGGGTCGATGGCGGTAAGCTGCAGCATGTCGGTGACCTTAACGTATCCGCCGTACTGCTGCACAGTAGCCGTGATCGCGGTCACATTCATAGCCTGTCCGTCCGGAGCGACACCTTCCGTCAGCGGGGTAAGCGCCTTCGGCAGCTTGCTAAACTTACGGAATTCAATGGTCTTGCCGTTGCCGCGGGGAATCGGCTTCTCCTGACCGAAACGGTCATGCACCAGAAGCGGCTCAGCCAGCCGGATAAGGTTCTTGTCATAAAAGGTTTTCATTTCCGGGCGAAGATCGTTCCCGGTCGTTGCGGACGTGGTGGCGTTCATCACATCCCCAAAGCGCTGAAGGTCCAGCGCATACATAAGTTTTCTGTTCTTATTCATTGCTCTGTCTCCTTTAGTTATTTAAGGTCAGCGGCCTCCCTCATGTGGGGGCCGGTACGGATTCACAGAGTAATAATCTCTCCGCGCTGTGCGCGGCGGACATAATCTGCGATCTCCGCGTTACTGAGTTTGGAGACGTCGGTTCCCGCTTTTGCGGATGCCTGACCGGACATTCCGCCCTCCATGGGCCGTAACCCACGCTGGGCAATCGATGCTGCCGTCTTCTTCGCAACCTGCTGTGCCGTATAGGCCATGGCGCCGGGAAGGATCCTGTCGGCATCCAGAGCGATGTACGCCTCTCTCAGGCCAACACCGTTCTTCAGCAGGCGCTGGAAGCGCTCATCTGGGAGGTAGGTGTTCAGATCAAAGTCGGGAAACTCTGCCTTCACCTTCTCAGATTCCTCAAGCCAGATGTCGTACTGCTGTTGAGCAGCTATCCGCTGCTCGTTTCGCTGCCGTTCTGCCTGGAGCCGCTGGTTCTCGGCTTCCATCCGGGAGAAGCGCTTGTACTGATCAACCGTCAGCCCGGCCTTCATGGCGGCCTCCTCGTAGAGCTCGTCATCCTCCTCGATGTACTTTGCGATAGAGTCGATGTCTTCCGCATCAGTCCCATACTTGGACGCCAAAGCCTGGAGGATCGGAGCCATCTTGTTTAGCTTCTCCTCATCTGCCTTCGCTCGGGAGAACCGCTGACGCACGATCTTCTGGACCGCTTTGTCGTAGTCCTCCTTGTACTCCCCTTTGATCAGGTCCTCAAAAGTTGCCCTTGTCTCGTTTCCGGCAGCGGCGGCCTGCTCAGTTCCTTCGCCCGTAGTCCCAGCGGCGTCCTGGGAAGCATCGCCCGAATCTCCTCCATCAGCAAACTGCTGGAGGTGAAGCATATAAAAATATTTCATGCGGATCTCTCCTCTGCGGTCTCTCCCGCGTGTCTCGGTTGTTTACGATAAAAGTATAGAAAAGCCAAAATAAAAAGTGCGCCCCCGGTGGGGCGCACTAAAAAGGAGAGTGTCACTGTTCCATTTTCTTGTCGTAGGTATTGGCTTTCCAACCTGCCAGTTCCCAGAGCATTCTCTTGGTTTTGTCATCCAGGTTGCTCTTCTTCATATACTCGATGGCGTTTTCCTGTTTGCCGCCGAGCTCGTCCTTGATGCCGCTCTCCGAGGCTCGTTTTGCCGCCTTGGTTCCCTTGCTGACATCTCCCTTGCCGTAATAGTAGAAAGCCTGCTTTGCGAACTGCTTTCCTGTCGGTGAGGTATCCGTCAGCCCGAAGAGGCCCTTTCCGGCGGTGAAGCTGCCGAGCTCATCGTTTGCCAGGTCCTGTCCGTGGAGATAGACCATGTTGGCGATGTTGTAGAGGTTCTGGGAAGGAATGCCCTTCAGTTTGAAAACCTGCATCAGGACCTTTCCAAGTCTCACGGACGCCTTCTGCCTGTCCTCTGCCGCTTTCGCATTGTCCTTATCCAGTGACTTCCGGACCGCAGTGCTGAAGTCTGTGATGCTGCTCACCAGCTCGTTGATCATCGACAGGCCCGGATACTCGATGTCATACCATTTTTCGGCACCAAAGACAGCCATAACCGCCGCCTGCGCCTCGCTTCCGCCCATGGTGAGACCAGCGAAGGATGTCGCGAAATCCTGCATGACCTTCTTTGCGAGACTCTCCGCAGTAACTTCTCCCTTGTCATCTCTGTAGGGCTTCATCTTGTGGAGCACGGCGTTGGCAGCTGCTGACAGCGCCACAAGCATGGCCTGCGCCACGATGGTCGCCGCCACGGTGGTCCGGAAGGCTTTCCCGGATTCCTTTGCCATGGTCTCGTAGGAGGGGTCTATCTTGGAGTACTCGGAATGTGCTCTCCACTTCCCGTAAGCATCGAGGATCTCCCCGCCCATGTTGAATGTCTGGGTCTTGAAGGCTCCAAGCACCTTGGTGAGGTCGTTCTGGGACCGCAGGAACTCATTCCGCTGCATCACATCGTAAGACGGCTGCGTCCTCTGCAGGGTCTCGTTGTAGACCTCTGCCAGCTTCTTCCCGTACTTCTCTCCCCTCACTTCCAGGTCCGGGTACTTCTCCTGCACATAATTCTCGCAGGCCTTGAAGAGCTTCTCGGTTGTCGCCACGTCCACTCGACGAATAAAGTCGAGCATGGTCTTGGCCTTCTGAATCGTCTGGTTATTGTCGATCCCGGTCCGCTGCCTTGCCACCTCGCCCATCTCGGTGCCGGAGAATCCGGTGCGCCGCATGTATCCCCAGGGCGTGATGCTGTCCATGTATGCCCGATCTGCTGCAGTGAAGCGCTGCCCCAGTGCTTTCGCCAGGGGAGCCCACCCGATCACGGAGGCCGCGAAGGGATAAGAGGCGGACTGCTTGATAGACACGCCCAGGTTAAGGTTCAGCGTGGTGCCCGCATACAAGCCTTTCATGGAATCGAGGACCGTCCGCTGTGTCTGCCGTCCAAACTGCAAGTCGGAGATCACGTTCTCGATGTAGGTCATGCCAGGCTTGTTCCAGACATTTGAGATGGCGCTTTGTACGCTCTCTCCTGCTTTCGTGTCTACCGTCTGACCATAAAACCGTGTGAAGTTTCTGACCGGGATCGCCAACCCGTAGTACATGGCAGTGTTGTTCTTCTGCCGGAGCACCACCTGTGAGGCGTCTTCCAGAAGGATGGGCAGACGGCTTCCGGTCCTCTCTTTGAGCATCCCAACTCCCTCGATGGTGCCGTCCTTTTTCAGATCATCAAGCGACGGCTGGAGGAATCTCTTGTCCGTCTTAATGGGGAAGTAGTGCTCAACTGTTGCTTTCTCATACCCATCAAGCAGGAGGGATGTCTCATTGATTGCTTTCTTCGTGGTTTCGTTGAAAAAGGTCTGGGCGATCTCTGCATATTCACGCTCTTCCGGGGTCATGTGCTTCGTGATTTCAGCAATGGCTTTAGCCGTGCGGCTGTCGTTGTTGGCATTGGAGCCGTTCATCCACGGAGCGAAATGCACCGTCTTGCCGGCGTTGTATGCTTCCGCATACTTCCCTTTGGCATAAAGTGCTGCATCAGGAATCGTGATGCCGCCGTAAGCGATATGCATTATGTTTTCCCTGTTCTGTGCGTGGAGATACAGAGCAATCCGCATACCCTTGGAAATTTTCACCTTGCCCTCCATCGTCTGGATCTCGATGGTAGGCTTGGCAAAATCATTGACCAGTTTCGGGTTGTTGTCGATTTTCTGGAACATCCGCTCAACTTCCATGCGGAATTCCGCAGCTTTTGTCTGACCGGCATTCAGTTCGTTGGCGAAATAGGTAAAGACACCGCCCTTCTGATAGCCGTCTATAAGTTGGAACGCCCTGGTCGGGTTCAGCATATTCAGCCGGTATTTCCCAAGCATGGAGCCAAACTCATTCTTGTAGTTGATGCCCTTCACTTTCTTCTGCTGGTCAATCGACGTCCTCGCATAGTTGAGCAGGAGCTTCCCTCTCTCCTTCTTGATCTCCCTGTCATAGGTTGCCTTTGAGTGCTCAAGCGCCACAACGGCCTCCGTCAATCTGATGATCTCGGAGATATCCATGTCTTTAAGGCGCTTTTTCCCATCTCGGACACGGTCGAGCAGCTCCGCATATTTCGGTGCTTCAAACTTTGCGTAGTACTCAGGGTCAAGCTTGGATTGTGCGTCAACCTGCCGCCGCAGGTCCTGCAATTTCTCCAGGGTATCCTTTCTGATACCGGGTGCCACGAGGTCGAGGTCTCCAATCAGAGCATCCACCTCTGCACGGAATCTGGGGTCCCCCGTCCTCTTCATGGAGGCAAGCTTCCTCGCCCTCTTCAGAAGTTCCTGCCGTGCTTCGGTTCCTCTCTTCTTTTCCTTCAGCTTTCTGGCTTTTTCCGCATACTCTGCGTGGACCTTTGCCAGGTTGTCCCTTACGAGCTCATACCCTTGGCGCCAGTACTCCGTGCGCTCCCGTTCTCTCTGGCTCCCTCCCTTCATCTTCTCTGCGAGGAGTTCCTTCTGCAACTGATCGACACGGGCCGTTGCTACCGCAAGCTGTTCTCCGTACTGCTTCTGGAGGTCGGCCTTGGCTTTCTTCAGCTCCCGGTTAAAGTTGCTGTTGCTGATGGAGGCATAGTATCCGCCGATGATTTCCTGCCCAATCATGAAAGCTGTCTTGTCCAGGTCGCCGCCGTACCCGTTAAGTTCCAGGTTGCTCACCCGTTCACCATCCAGGTTATTCGACACCTCGATCATCATGAGAAGCTGATCGGAGGGATTCGTGATGTCTGCCGGGAAGAGCTCCGGATATTTCTCACTGAGTTCTCCATAGAAGCTGTCAACGCTTCGGAAGCTTCCCTCTCCTGCTTTCGCAAAAGTGAGGCGCTTCCCCACGGCCCTGCGGAAGTTAGTCATGTTGTCGTAGGCAGACGCCATGTCTCCCTTGAGGGTCTCGTTTAGATACAGATGAGGGTCTCTCAGTTCCCTCTTCAGATTGGGATACTGCTTGCTGAGAGTGTTGTCTTTGACCATCGTCCCATCAAGCACCGCTTTTCCGATGTTGGTGGCGGCGGCAGCTACCCTCTCCGTATTTCTGGCGTTCATCCCATCCAGCATGGTGTAAAGGTTCTGGATGCTTGCGGCAAGGTCACTGGCTTTCGTCCTGCTCCCGTAGTTGGTGCGGAGCGACGCAGCCATCTCTTTCGCCGCTCTGCCTGCGTCAACCGTGACACTCTTCCCGGCCTCCTGCTTTAGGGCGTTTGTCATGGTCTCGACGGCATCATCGGTTTTCTCCCATGCTTTCACCTGGTCGGTCTGCGCCCTAGTGACTTCAAGGACGGCATAAGGATCTTTCGGTGCCTTGAAGACATCGACTACTTCGCCGTTCTCGTCTATCACTTCGAGGGCGTGTTCAGTATCCTCGTTGACATCGAGTCCTTCATATTTTAAAGCCTGCGCCCTCTCCACATAGCGCCGCACAGGTCTCTTGGCTTTTGCCTCATCGTTATCCGCCAAGGTCGGCGCATAGCCGCCGTCAAGGTCAAGCTCACTGGAGTACTCGATTCCCGTCTTTTCAGATTTATGCTTGATGAGGTTCTCTTCCAGAAGGTCCAGTTCGGAAGAGTTTTCATACCCCTCATCCGAGAAGATGCTCTCGTCCATCGTCAGGTCGTTCGGCGTTTCCTCAAGCGCCCGGAGGCTGTCCATCGTCGCCTGCTTCAGCAGGCTGTCGTTGCGGTACACATTGGAGTTCACGGTCATCGGGATGTCGCCGACCTTCATCTTGCTGACATCGATGGCCTGCACTTCATGATATGTTCCGTCGTTGTTGTACATCTTCCGGTCAATCAGAAGTTTCCAGTATCCGTCTTCCTTCGTAAAGTCGCCGAAGGTTTCCCCGTTCTTTCCTTTCCCACCAGAGAAACGAGGCTTAAGGCCCAGGCTCTCGCAGTACTCCTGGAACCGGATGCCGTTCTGCTTTGCGTCCTTGATCGTGAGGGACTTGTCCCAATACTCGTAGGGGAAGATCTTCTGCGCCTGGCTTGCGGACAGCTTCACGCCATATTCCTCGGCGCTCTTGTCTACATAGAAGCGGTTGTAGAGGTCGGAGAGCCACTCGTTTTTGTTGAGCAGTTCCTGCTGTGCCTCCGTGAGGTCCTTCTTCAGCTTGCCGGTGACAATGGCCTTCCGCAGGTCACGCATGGCTTTCTTCTCTTCGTTGACCGCTTCGTCATCATACTTGATGACCTTATCTTCCTGGACATTCTCATAATCCCGTCCATTCTTAAGGTTCTCGCCCACACTCTTCATCAGCTTCCCAAGGGTAGCCTCGTTACTTCCGGAAGAATGCCACGGAATGATGAAGGTGATCCTGCTGTCAGCAAGCGCCAGCTTGATGTGGGTGTCGTTAAGGCCGACAAGGATCGGCTGAACATTGTTATACTGTGCGGACTTCTCAAACGCAGCACGGGCATCGATTCCCGTAATAGAGGAGAAATCCTCAAGGCCCAGGACCGGGTTCCCGTTGGCGTCATAGTGATAGCCATCGCCCTTGCCCATGAGGGAAAGATTGATTTCCGCACCGCTCGAAGCGAGGAAGTCAACCGCCTCGATAACTTTGGTGTAAAGCTGGACCTTGGCTCCAATGGTCTGAAGCTCCATCAGGGTCATCACATAGTCAAGGCCCCACTCCGCCCGGAAGTCAGAGGTGGATTGCAGACGCTGTCCTCCGATCAGATTCTGGGCCTTCATGCGCTTGATGGCATTCCGCACAAGCTTTGTGACCGCTTTCTGGTCCATCTTAAACAGGGGACTATTGCTGCGCTTGTATCTGGTCGGTCCGGTAAGGCCTGCTCCACGGAGGGCATCTCCGATTTCAAAACCAGAGTAGGGCAGGATCGCCTTGCCCATGCCGGCGCCCCTGGTGGTGCGGTAAAGCCATGCTTTCGGGTAATTCTCCGCAAACTCTCCGGTCCTGTTCAGATCGAAAAGGACCTTGAGGTCTACATGCCCGGTCTTCTCATAGTTCGGGTCAAGCTTCACATTGCCGTTGGAATCACGGACAGGGTTCCTCTTGGAATCGGTAAGGCAGCGGACCTGCGTCACCCAGTTGTAGAGCTCCAGGTCGAGGAATTCCTTCTCCAGTGCTTTCTGCTCCCTGGCGATCTGACCAATCTGCTTGTCGTTCCGTGTCGCTTCAAGCGCCGCCTCAAGGCCCTTCACGGACCGGTAGATCTCCTGCCGTCTGCTGTCGATCTTGTCCTGGAGGTTTGCGATCTTGTTCTGAACGCTCTGCTTGCGCTTGTTGATGGCTTTCTTTCCGTAGGGATCTTCTTTCCGCTGCTCCTCGTCGGTAGGCGTGAACCGCCGCTCCATCCCTCTGACATACTTGTTTAACCGCTCTTCTGTGATGTTCGGGCCAAAGCGCTCCTGCCCACGGCGCATGGTTTCAAGGAGGGAAGGAACACCCACCCACCTGGAGAAGACATAGCAAACAGGGCAGGGGACGGACAGCTTCGTCTTCCTGCCGGAATTGGCAACAGCATTGTAAACCTTCAGCACTTCATCTCGTGCGAGGCCCCTCTCCAGGCGGACCATCACATCAGACATCACGTTCACAATGGCCTGGGTTTTGGAGCAGATAGTTCCCATGTCGCCGGTGGAGCCATACTGCGGATCAGAATTGGACTTGAAGGCGCTGAAGGTCTGGGTTCCTGCAACTTCCCAGACACGGGCGGCGTCAGGGCCGTACTGGATGCACATCTTCATGAGGTCGGCGACAAACTGCCGCTGTGAATCTGCGGCTTCCTCACTGAGCATGGTCTCATTCTGGGCGATGCGAAGAAGCATTCCAAGCGGCGTATTCTCAACGTGCTCCTTCGCAATGTCGGCAACCTGGACCTCTTTCCCGGTCTTGTTGTCGATGATCTTATAGGTCTTCGGCCCAGTATACACGAGTTTGTAGTCGTTCGCCGCAGCGAACTGCTCGACGGAAAACTCGAAGAGGTGGCTGTTGTTGTCCTCGGAGTACTGCCGCAGGCTTTCTCCGTAATCCGTATGGTCCGTCGGTGCCGTGGAGTTATCCACACTTTCGTCCACATCAAAGGCCCAATCAAGCTTTTCATTCATGTATGGCTGGACGATCTCCGAGACCACATCCATAAGGGTTGCCTCGTACTCAAATCCAGGTCTTCCGTCAAACTGGTTGATGCCTCCAGCCGCATCACAGAGCATTTCCTTCTTGGCGTGGGCAAGCTCTTTCTCTGTGATGTCACCGGACTTCTTTTCCGATTTTGCGTACTTAAAAGCAAGGGTATCGATTGCTTCGGTACCCTCGCCGATACTGTTGTCTAAAGAGATTCTGAGTGTCTCCAGGGCGTCGGCTACATTGATACGACCATCAGAAATACCCAGCTCGACAGATTCGTGCATGGCAAGCTGGTCCGTGGTCGCCCTTTCGCTGTTCGCTTGGAGCGCAATCTCTCCTGTTTTTGTGTCGCACCATGCTCTGGCCCTTGCGCCAGATCTGGTGATAATGGGGCCGTCACTGAGGAAAACCTTGACCCCCTTGGCGCCAGCTTTCTTTGCGATGGCGACGCCTCGCCTCATGGAAGGAGTAGCCGTCTTCCTGTCCACGGGGAAGACCTGCTGTCCTTCTCTCGCCACAGGAAGGATGTCCCTTGCATCAGTTGCGGCGCCCATCCGCAGGCCCTTTGCGTCAGCGTCTGCGGCCTTGAGCAGGCTGTTTCTTACTTGCTCTGCTGTTTTCTCCGCATTCGCTCTTCGTACATCGCCTTTAACTTCGGATTGGATTCTACCAATCTCCTGGCTCTGTCGTGCGACTCCTGCTCCCTGGCTGCTAACTCCTCCGGGTGCTGGCGCAGATACTCCTGCGTCTCCTCGAATTCCTTGAGCCTGCTCTCCGGAACCGAGTGATACATCCCGTCCGCTCCCTCTACCTGATAATACCGCTCCTTGTCCGCCATTGTTCCCCTCCTGCACTCTGTTTTCGTTAAGAATTGCCTGCTGCTGATTCCAACGGCGCTCCTCCATTCCAAGGTTGAACGCCGCCTGCCGGTCTTCTTCTGACCACATAGTAGCACGATCCATGATTTCACGCACTCCCGGATCGGCATTTAATGCGGCTTCAAAGATCGCATTAAGCTGTCTCTCTTTTTCGGCTTCACGATCCAAGGCGATCTCCATCAGGCGGCTGTTGGTGTCTTCGTCAACGGCCTGCTCCGCCTCAACACGAGACACGGCCTCCTCTGTGGGAGCAGTTGTGGGAGCGGCCTGCTCAGTTGTTGGAGCGGCCTGCTGTGCCTCGTCCCGTTCTCCCCAGGTGATGGTGAGCTCGGTGTCTGCCGGAAGCATCTGTGCCGCCTGCTCTTCGGTGAGTCCGGAGGTCTCCCCTCTCTGGTTTGTGACACTATAGCCTTCGTCCGCCTCTCTATGCATGACAAAGGTCCCGGCCCCATCCGTCCACTCAATACGTTCGGGTCTCCGGGTTTCCAGGAGGTCGTAGGCGGCCTGTTCCTTCATTTCTGCAGGGATCGTCATCCGGCTCGGCTCTGCCTCTGAGGACTCAGCACCTGGTGCATCTGTTCTGTTTTCGGCTTCCCGAAGCTGTCTGGCCCCCTCTGTGATCTCCTGAAGTGTCAGTCCGGACTCGTCAACAAAGCCAGTTCTTGGATTCTCTTCTTCACTCTCTGCTTCAGCCTCAGTGGACGCCTCAATAAACTCCGACATGGCTTCATTAAAAGCGATCCGGTCCATAGCGGAAGGAGACCTCCCCGCCGCCTGTCTATCCCCGATCTCCCTTGCGACAGCCTCAAGGCGCATAGCACTCTCATAAGCCGCGTCGCTGGTGTAATCTTCTCTTGTGGTGTTCCTGAGATCCTCTGCAAGGCCGCCAGCGTTCTGGACGTCCGTGCCAGACCCGTGAATCACACGGGCCGCAGCCGGTGCCGCGTTCAAAGCCCCGGCGTTCAGAGCTCCGAGAAGTGCTGCGTAGAGAGCATCAGGATCTGCCGGATTGAAGTTGAAGTCAATTGGGTTCCCGCTCTCATCCTTCATGCCAAGGATGGCCTTTGTGAAGTTCTCGGTATAGAACTGGACATACTCCTGCTGAGCTTCGCCTGCCATATCGCCCACATAATCCATCATCATGTGGAGCATCCGCCGTCCGCTCTCGGTCTTTACCAGGCGATTCACAGCCGCATCGAGAGTTCTTCCTGCAGCAGAGTTCTGCATGACCTTTCGGACGGCACCGCCTCCGAAGGCGTTGATACCGCCGAGGAGCCAGTTCGTCGCCTCTTCGTCCGCGAACTGCTGAACCGCATAGGCGCGGGATGTGCTTACATCCTCACCGGCATTCATTGCTTCTGCATAGGCATTGCCCCCGGCAGACGTGGCGAACAGAGCGCTGCCGACAGCGGCAGGAGCCCCCAATGCAGATGCCATCATGCCAGGCGTCATATTTCCTGTTGAACTGGCGATGTCGTAAAGAATCTTCTGAGCGGTGTTATTCTCCTGATCAGAACGAAGAGCAGAGTTCTCGTATTCCGCAGCAGATCTGGCGCGGCGGTTCTCCGATCCCATAAGAGCGGCAGGAGCATTCAAGATTCCCTCGATGCCGGAAGAGAATCCCTGCTGGTACGAGCGCAGGGCCTTCTGGGCGGTGTTGAGATCATTGGTGTTTGCCTCGTAATTCTCCTGCCCGATCCTGCGGTTGATCTCGTCCATCAGGCCGTTGTGGTACTCTTCTGCCCGGGCCGGGCCATAGGTGGAGTACAGATAGTTATAGACGGACTTCTCGTCATCCGTCATCACACTATAGGGCTTCGTGTTCCCCCTGGTATTCAGCGGGTTCTCCGCATCCTGGGCAGACACCCTCTCCGCCGCAAGCCTCCGCATGGGATCGGTGTCTCGATAATCCTGCTCGTATCTCTGAGACTGCGGACTGACAAGGCGCCCGGTCTGGTCCTGTGCCCCCCATGCCCCGGTCGGCGTGGTGTGCCAGTTTCCGCCTGCCCTGGCATTCGGATTTCCAAAGGCGTTGACGGCATTCCTCTGGTAGGTCTGCTCCTTCTGCTCTGCCGCTCTGGCTTCAGATTGCTTCGCCGCCTGGAGCATGCGGTCCACCGTGGAGCTCTCCACGGTGCTGTTGCCGCCAGCAGTCTGTCTACGGGTCTCGGCATAGCGCATGGGGTTCGCCATCTGCTCAAGGGAAGGAAGCTCCCTCCCCTTCCCAGTGTAGTAAGCCTCCTGCTGCTTGTGCAGACGGTCGGCGTAATCATCTGCCTCTTCAATGGTCTTGAACGTCCCCAGGTTGTTTCCGGTGCGGAAGTACTCGTCGATAGCCTCGTCATCAGACAGAAGGCGCGGCCTGCCGTTGGCATCCCGCCCAACTGTAGGAATCAGCACCTCACCATCATCCGTGCCGATAGAGATGCTCCGAACCGTTGAAACGCTGCCATCGGGATTCCGGTACTGCGGACGATTATAAAGGTCAATATTCCCCTTCCCATAGCGGCCCAGGGAATTTTCCGTGCCGATATAGGGAGACCCCGGGAGCATCTGCTCGGGGATCGTGGGCTGTGCTCCCCTCATGGTGCCGCTGTTGGTCTGCCTTCTTCTTGCGGCCTGCTGCTGATCGAACTGCACCCGGGATTCCGCAATGTTCATCAGCGTCTGCTGCGGAGACTGTGCCGCCATTCTCTGGCCCAGAGCGCTTCTGTACTCGCTGAGAAGAGATTCTCTCGTCTTTGCCGGAGCGACAGGCGGAGCAGGCTGTGCGCTGACAGCCTGCCCTTCTCCGCCCAATACGTCATTTATATAGCGCTCGTTCCGGGTGCCGCTTCCCTGATCATCTTCCCGCTTATAGACCTTCCTGGTGTTGTTCTCCTTGTTCAGCTTCTTGCGATACTCGTAGTAGAGCTCGTTGCCTTTAGTCATACAAGCACCTCATCATTTCTTCTTTTTCTTGTCCTTGGAGGCTTTGATCGCCGCATCCTGCCGCTGTTTCGCAGCCTTGTTCGTGTCAACCGAATACTGCGCCTGCTTCAGAGCGCCAATGGACGCCTGGCCACCTTCGGTATACTTACCATCCACGATGTCCACGCCGCCTTCGGAGTAGATCTTCTTGAGGTCCTGCTCGATCTGAGCGGTGGACATCCCGGGATAGGCCAGCTTTGTCTCGATGACATCCTGGTTGAACTGGTCTTTCGTGATCGCGCTTCCGCTTCCGGAAGAGTTTCCGCCGCTCTTTCTGCGGCGTCCACCGCCTCCTCCGGATCCTCCGGAACCACCTGCAGCAAGCGCTTTTTCCGCCTGCACCTGTGCTGCCAGCGCATTGAGCTGCTGAAGGGTTTCCGGTTCGAGCTGGTTTCCGTATGTTGCAGGGATCCCCATGCCAGACTGAGCCAGGGAAAGCGCTCTGTTAAACGCAGCGTCATAATCTGCCTTTGCGTCCCTCTGCTTCTGGTACTCTCTCTGATCTCCGTATTCAAACTCCTGCCATGCCCGGTTCGCCCGATCCTGATACTCGTTCCAGTCCATGTTGGTGTCAAAGGCGTACTGGTTCCAGTCATTGCCGTACATGTTCTGGTGCTGGTTTGCGTAGTATGCTCTGTCGTTCTGCCAGTCTCCTACGGTATCGCGGTACCTCGCATAGTCGGTATTATCAAGACCGGTAACTGCTCCAAGCTGGTTGTAGCGGTTCGCCTGCTCATCACCGTACATCTGGTAGGCCATGTTCATGAGCTGCAGGTTCCTGTCGTTCATCGCCTCCATGGTGCGGTCATACGCCTGACCGGCAGCGGCAGTTGCGGCAGTGGAACCGTAACCGCCGGTTGCCGCCTGCATCGCTCCCATGGTGTCTCTCATGCCACGGTTTGCCTGAGCCTGATACTGCTGTGCGTACTGGTTGTACAAGGTCTGGTAGTTTGCGTCCTTGTTGAGGTCGAACTTGTTGTTCTGAGGATTCAGGATGCCGTCCAGGATGGACTGGATTGCGCCCTCATATCTGCTCTTGAAGGGATCCGGGCGGTTCTCCTCAGTCTCCTTCATCAGATCATAATATTCGTCCGTATCTCCGCTCGTGTTGAACTGCCGCCGCTGGAAGGTCTCATTAAAAGGGTTGTACCTTGCGCTTACGCTTGCGGCATCACCGGCAGCGGTCTTCGCTGGGACCGTTGTCGTTCCCGGAGCCTGTCCCACGGTCACATTACTGTTGATGCCCTGCGTCACAGCCTGCGACGGGCCGCTGAAGCCGATAGCTTCACTCGGTCTCCCCTGGATCTGTGCCGCGCTCGGAGTCGGGTTGCTCCCGTACCATCCGGCAGGGGCCGCGCCACTCCCGGATGTGGGTCTCACCGTACCCGTGCTGGCGATCCCCGTCGTGCCGCCACTGTTCCCGGAGGAGATTCCAAGGCCGCGCCGGATCTCATCCCGTGACCTATTGTTCCGTCTGACTACAGTTGCCATTTTCTTCCCCCTCTCCCTCTGCGGGATTTTGAAGGATCTGCTCGATCATGCAGATCCGCTTACAGTTTTCGATTCCCTTGACGCTTATCTGGTTCAAGAGCGAAAGTACGCTCTGAATCTGTGTTACCGTGTAAGTCATCGATCTTTGCCCTCATCGCTTTCCTGATAATCTCCGTCTGGTAATCGACCTCTGCTTCCGAACAGCTTCCCGCTGCCGGACAAAGAGCCTGTTTACCGCAGGAAGGATAAAGCGCACACTTCCCGCAGTGATTCCTGGTCTTTGCCTTCCATCGCTTCAGGACGGACTGATCATACTTTTTCTCGTAGATACTTCCGTAGTTTTCCCCGTAAGGATGATGCTCACAGGGAGACAGATGTCCGTCCGTGGTGATGCATGCCACCTTCCTGTTGTCAGCCATGCAGGACGTCCCGAAGCGGAGGACTGGGAACTTTTCTGTGCGCTTCCCAAGCTCCACAAGATGTTCCTCGACTTTCAGCAATCCACGGTAGTCCTCTTCGCTCCCGCCCTCATACAGCATCGTGCAGTAGGGCCGCACTCTCTCAATGTCCTTCACCGCATCGATCACCCGGATCGGTGCCTCCGGTCCTTCTCCAGGATGGTAGTGTGTCCGCAGATGCACCTTGATGCCAAGGCCCGACAGCCGGTGCATTGTGCCGGTCAGCCGTTCCCACGCCCCGTCCGGCAGTCCCTTGATTCGGTCGTACTCACTGCCAATGTCATCCGCAGTAAGCTGGATATGGTCGATGTGCAGCGCCCTCAGAAATTCATTTCTCACCTTCGGCAGGAGATCTCCGTTCGTAAAGATCTCAGATGTGAATCTGACACCCTCCTCGTTCAGCCTGTCAGCGATAATCCCTATGGCAGTCTGGTTGGCAAGCGGTTCCCCGCCGAACCACCGGATCCTGATTTCATTGTCCCGGTTGCTGTGGGACATGATGTACTCCGCTACGTCCTTTGCTGTTTCCTTCTGCATCGACATTTCCTTCACGCCGTTTTCGTAGCAGTAGATACAGTTGGCATTGCACATCGTTGTGGTGAATATGATGAACTTCCGCTTAATCTGGCTTCCGGGGCCGTCCGCATTCTGCAGCCATTTCTGCCGGACCATATAGGCGAGGATGGTCTCGTCCATATCCTCCGGGAAGAGGAACCACCGCTTGATCAGTGTCTCCTCGTCCGCGCACAGCAGGGACTCGCCGGTCAGCGTGTTGTACTTCGCGTCTCCTTCTGTGATCACGAATCTGCTCTCGCGGAACTTCACTCCCTCTTCCGGTGTCTGGGTTCCAAGCACCCTCATGACAAATTTATTAGGATCACTCAGCACCTTCATGAGCAGTTATCTCCGATCTCATCAGTGCTTCCATCACACATGCAATTGCATCCATCACTTCCGCAGTCATCGCTGTCATCACAGTCTGTCCAGCATCTGGCCTCAAGTGAGGATATCCTGTTATCCAGCCACTTAAGCGTCCTGGTGACGTCCCACATGGTCCCATCCTGCCCTTCGTACCAGGAATCCAGAAGATACAGCTTTCGGAAACCCGCGTCCCCGGTGCCGCCGTTGATGCCTGCCTGATCCGTGCCAACTGCCGGGTTCTCCACGTTGCCGATCCAGTTGGTCGACATCTTCCTGTTCTTGAATTCAAACCCCGGAACGCCGACCACGGTGACTCCGTCTTCCGCGATAATGAAGAAGTCGTTTGCTGTCCGTGATCCGTAGTAGGAAGCGTAGATGTGACTTCCCTCGATGGTGGAGCCGGTGATGTTCCCGGTAAAACGTCCGTTGTTCGCCTCGATAGAACCGTCCAGACCCACCTTGAAGTTGCCGTTCACGGTGACAACGCCTTCCAGTTTTATCTTTGACGCCTCGATCTGGACCATCTCTTCAGACAGATTGATGGCGGAGACAATGCCGTCCTTGCTGACGTAGTTGAGCTGTATGCCCTGAAGGGTCGCCTCGATAGTCGCCTGCCGCTGTCCGTCCGTCACCATGGTGAGCCGTGCCAGTTCGGAGTAGTTCTCATTCGGGTCGAGGTTGTTGAACATGTAGTCCAGCTTCCTCTCCTGCTTGATCAGATACTCCTGCACCTTCTTTATGCTGTCGATGGATTCAAGGTCACTTACGGAACCAGGAGTGTAAACTGCCATTGATCTCACTGCCCCCTTCCACCGTGATGCCCATTGCCAGAAGTTTCACCTGCCCCTTGCCTTCCATCTTCCACCGGAAGCGGCTGCACCTCTGCGGCACGATGGGGATGTTGTATGTCTTTGCGGTGACGGAATGCACCGTCCCTGCCCGGCGCCACAGGGGATCCTCGTCGAAGCGGAAGAAGACGTTCGCCTCTGCCCCCGCGTCCATCCACAGACTGAACCGCGCTTTGGAGATCCACTTCGTATCGAGCATGGACTCCCGCAGGTCGCCGGACTCAATGCTCCACTCGATGAGGTCGGTGCTGTCGCCGGTGATGGTCCGCAGTGCATTGTCTCCGTCGATGTAGTACAGCTTGCCGTCCCCAAATGCGGCGAAGCGGAACTGCACCGGGTCTTCCTGGTACCACGCTTGGTATCTCTGGTCGTAGACGAGGAGCGCCCTCTTTCCATCCTTCAGACAGGAAAGGTACAGCCTGCCGTCCTGAGAGCCTGAGACGCCCTCTGACAGGTCTGAGAGTATCTGGTCAGATATCTTCTCAGGGGAGGCACCTGTGAAGCGGTAGACGCCTCTCCTGCCGATGTAGAACAGCACCTGGTCCGCCACACAGAGGGACGCGGCACTGCCTTCCCTGACTCCCGGCATGTGCATCTCACTGAGCTGATAGTTGCTCGGCTTGTTGCCGTAGAGGATGTGGATGGCCTGCTCCTTGAAGAAGAGCACCTGCCCCATGTAGGAACAGCATCCGGTGAAGTCGCCATCGCTGCCGATAGTCACTGTGTAGCTGTCTGTCGCAATTCCCTCGTAACAGTTCCAGTTCGTCGGGTCGCCCAGTTTGCAGGCATATACTTCATGATTTGCACTGTTGCAGGCCCACAGCCGGTTCTCATGTTCGCAGACAAAGTCGAAGTCCTGCGACGTCCTCTTGATGGTGACGCCGGACGCCCTGCTGAACGACGTGCGCTTCACGGTCACGCCGGTCTGCTCAAATGATGTGCGGTTGATGGTAAGGCCGCTGGACTGCGTGAACGGATTCGCCAGAGCGCCGTCAACCAGTATGTAGTTCGTCCCCGCCGCCCGGACTACGAAACTGCCATTGTACGAGGCGTTGGTGCATCCCGCGATGGTGACCTTGTCCCCCTCTGAGAACATCGTCCCCATGTCCTCCGCGTAGATCCGCGTCAGACTGGAGCCTTCGTAGTATGCACTGAAGGTCGCCATTTGGCTCTGCGTGTAGCTCTTCGCCGGGAACGGTGCATTGATGACGACGTAGTCCGCTCCCTTTGCCGTCACTGCCTTGCTCTCGAAGTTCAGTGCGTCGTCCTTGCACCCGACCACCTTGAGGACGTCCAGCGGGGAGAAGTTCTCCTGGATACCGGTGGCAATGATCTTCGTGCTGCCGTTGTCCGCAAGCATGCTGACCTTACCGGTGAAACCGTTCTGGATCACGCCTGCAACCACGATGTAGTCGTCCCCGATCTCGGAGATCACCTTCGTGGCAGGTTTGCCGTCGACCAGGAAGGCCGCGTCCCCCACGCCCTCAAACGTGACGCCGTCGTACTGCCGGAGGACGTCGTCAATACCTGCAGCAGTGATCTTCACGAATGCGCTGTCTTTCGACAGTTCCGCGAAGGTGATCGTCCCGCTCTGGTTGTAGGTCGCGTCCACCGCAGTGACCTCGCCGGTCGAGGTGTTGTAGATCTTCTTGTCCGGGAAGATGCAGATATATGCACCCATGCCCACAATCTGCTTGTCTCCGTCCGTCACTGTCAGACCGGAGACCTCGTTCCCCTTGTAGTAGCACTTGGTGCCGTCCACCCAGAATAGGCCGTTCTTGTGGTACAGTCCGTGAGGTTTTGTTATCGTCCTCTCTGCGGTCCCTCTTGCCTCCCTCGTTGCGATGGCAGGGAAGAACCGCGAGGACATGTTCTGCATGGCGGAGAATGTGTTTTCCTCGGTGATCAGGCGTTCATCGAGGCCGCCCCACTGCCCTACAGTGCGCTCATGAATACCAGAGATGGCGCGGAGGTACGGTAAGCTCATGTGCCCTCGGCATATGGTTTCTGCGGTACTCAGACGCATACTCATCCCATGCCGCCTGATGCATGGCTGCGTCTGCGTTGTATCTCTCAAGTTCCATGTTCGCGTAATCCATCTGTGCAAGCAGGTAGGTCACATAGACGGCCTTGTGTGCGTCCTCTACCAGCAGGGTGCGCTCCGCGTCCTCCTCATAGTTGTAGGGGCCGTGGAAAGCGTCAGAAGGAGCGATATACTCCTCCCATGTCTCCGCGTCCGTTGGAGCCGCCTTGTTGATCACCTGCTCGTATACCTTCCGCTCGATCTCGCTGACCCAGCCGGTCTCCATCTCCTTGTCAAAGGCGTTGGGCCGTATCTGGTCAACGTATGCTATCAACTCAGCGAGTGTCATCGTCCTCACTCCTTTCGGTCGCCTCCGCGTCCAGGAACTGCACCTGCACATTGTCCGGGTACAGATCTCCGAACTGGCAGAACTCCGTGATGATGCTGTCCAGTGCGGAGTTGATGGCAGGATCACCGCCGGTCTCAACATAGATGTGATGTGGATCATCATCGGGCCATATCATCCACAGAGGGATCAGCTTCTTTTCTGCCCATGCCCTGACGATATTTGCCAGGGTATTCGTCAGTGTAGAGATCCCGGCACAGACGATGTCCTTTCCCTTCTCGTCATAGTTGGCATGCCCGGAAATGATGAACTGTACGCATCTCTCGTCCTGTCTTATCGCGATTCTGATCATCGTACCGTCGTTGCCTCCTTTGCCCTCTCAGCGGCTTTCTCGTAGGTGCTGCCGCTGGCCCGTGACTGCGCCGATCCCCCGCCCTGCGGGACCGGCTGTGCTTCAGGCGCCATACCCATCTGAGCCTGGAGCGCTGCAAGCGGCCTCGTCTCCCCGGTGATTTCCGCAAGCATCTGCGCCAACTGTAGGTTGGTCTGCTGCGCCTGCTGTAACTGCTGGAACATGGTCCCGTTGTTGCGGATGGTCTCCCTGACCTTCTCCTTGCCCTCAAAGTCCATCATTTCGATAGTGGCGAGGGCCTGGTCCGTCAACTGCGGATTGAAGAATCCAAGCTGGTAGAACTGCAAGGCCAGCTCGTTCTGCGCCGTCCTGCTATAGGGGTTCGACCGCTGCGCCTTGACCTTGATGTCAAACACCGGCTCCTTGGTGGCGAACTCCAGCCCGAATTCCTGTGTCACCTGGGACTGCATGCCAGCGTTGTTGAACTCGATATACTCCGGCGAACCATTATCCCCCGTGATTCTGAAGGCTCTCGGCTCATCGTAGAACTGCCGCACCAGCTCTATCACCAGGTTGCAGATCTCCGAGTATGCCCGGTAGGCTCCCTTGATCATGTCCCGGGATCCCTTGGAACCCGCTTCCTGAAGGGCGGCGATGGCAGATGCTGCAGTGACTCCGGCGGTCGTGGTCCCCTGTGAGAAGTCCCGGTTCCCGGAGGTTTCCTTCAGCTCGTCCACCTTGTACTGTAGGACCGCCAGGACATTACCGGACAGCTCCTTGGTCTCAATCGGGCGGATGTTATCGTCAGACAAATTCATGCCTGCCACGTTGACAAGCTGCTGGTTGGTGTCCAGAAACTGCTCGGCATTGATGGAGGCGCTGTCCTTCATGAAGTACCGAGGTTTTGCGGCCCACTGCGCGTTATCCAGGACGGATCCACCGAGGCGGTCGATGTACTCCTGCGGCGACCGCATGACATCAACATAGCCGAAACCCGCCGGCGTCCCCTTCTCCTCGAAGAGGACGTCGATCACGAAGGGATACTTCCCATGGTCGTAGTATCCCCGCTCCTGGTACTGCGGTTCGTTCTCCGAGGCAAAGAGCAGGACGTCATCGACCCACTGTGCATAGTGCAGGATGTCACCGGCCCCTCGGTTGACCTTGTAGTACCAGTCCACCACGATGGACTTGTGGCTGGTGTCCACATGGTCATCATAGCGGTACTGCTTCTGTGTGAGGCCGCTCTCCCGCAGCTTCCCACGGAGTTCCGGGTGCTCTGCCTCCAGCAAATCGTTATCCCGGAGAGTCAGGAGGAAGATGTCCTTTGAATCCTGGATATCCTGCACCCCCGGCTCCCAGTATAGGTTGAGCATGTCGATGCTGCGGATATCCACGTCACCGATCCCGTTGTTAAGCTTGGTGTTGTAGAAGACGCCATAGCACCCGCTGCCGTTCTTCAGCTTGTCCCACCATGTGGAGGAGTAGGTCTGCTCAAAGTCGCAGTTATCCATGATGACCGGGAGCACCGAGGACAGGGTCTTTGCGGCGCCCTCATCGTCCCGGGATCTCGGAAGGACCGCAGGCTCCGGGTAGTTGTCCATGGCGTCCGCATGCTTATTCATCAAGCTGTTGAAAAGCCATGCACTCACCGGCTTGTTATTGTAGTTCTGGCGCTTGTTCTGCCTGCCGTCCCTCATGGGGTTTCGGAAGTTCCTCCAGTGCTGCAGCTTCCACCAGTCTTCATTTTCGATGATCCGCTCGTCATAGATTGACTTGCCCTCTTTGTACCGTTCCAGGCGGTCCTGGGCGGCCTTTAGCTCTGCATCCCCGATAGCAGGACCCGGTGTGGTCTCGGTCGGCCTTGCGTCCGCAAAGGACACCGGAGCGGGGCCTGCCGGGTTGACCTGCGGTGCCTGCGGGTCTCTCGGTACGCCGTTGAAATAGATTGCCATCTGCCACCCCCTTAGTCTGCGGTGATCCATTCCTCGCCGTCGGCATCATAGTAATAGGTCTTGCCGGTGTCCATCTCATAGAAACTGGACCCGTTGGACATGTGGTCGGACGGTTTGGTGTCCGTGGATAATCCGATATACTCGGTCATTTCCAGGTTAACGATACTGACCATGATTTTTCTCCTTTCGTTATAGCTTGACCTTGACTGTAACATCCCCGGCGTTCGACCACACGTTGTTCGTGCCTAAGAGCGTCCGCACCTCCTGCGGGGTGAGGTGGTAGGTGATGGGGGTGGCGAGTTCGTAGACAAGTGTTTGCCCGGTCATTGCCGACTTAAACGATGCGGCATCGGAATACGCACTATCTTTAAATTGGGCTTGCGTCACGTTTGCAAAATCGCCATCAAAGCAATATGTGCCATTAACAAACACACTGGCGTTGCGTGAAACACATTTAAACGCCGAACAAATAGACGGATAGACTGTAATCTCATAACCTCCAGAGCGCTTTACCCCGAGTCTAGACACATCAGCCCAGAAATATTGTCCCAAAACGGTGTGATTGTATTGAATATAATTCAGCGTCCCCATATCCACCATCGCCCTATCCACCACCAGCTCCCCGCTCACCACATCGAGCGTGCCGCCGTAGACGGTCCCGGCTTCGGTCGGGAATGTGACGGAGATGGTGTCGCCTGTGTAGGCGTGGTAGGCTGTGTCGGTCGATGGGTAGTTGATGCTGATATCGTGGTTGTAGGTTGTCATTGAATCTCTTGCGGCATTGAAGAAATGTAAATACCGTGCGTTTGGTTGGTATGTGGTTGGTTTAATCGTTTCGTTTCGCCATGTTGATGGGGCAGAACCTAAAAAGTTTTTGTTCTCATCGTACAAGCGAATTGTCATAGCGACAGGAGCAACAAGATAAAGCGTATCTCCATCCTCGAAGTGAACCATGTTTTTACTGCAAACATAATTCCCAGATGAAACAAAATTTCCGCTTGTGTCATAATAGCCGTTTTCCCACTCCTCATCCCAAACATTAACTCCCGTATGCTCAATATCCGCCCCCGTCCGTCCGCTGATGGGGCAGAGGTTTTCGTAAGGGGCGTATGTAGCATCGGAAACGGAAGCTGAACGAATCATCAGGTTAGAGATAGTTGCAGATGACTGCGTGCCAGATGCATAGAACGACACTTTTCCGTCAAGCATGTCCTGTGTTATCTCTCTTTCATAGCCAAATGCCCATGTCGATCCGCCGCCATGCAGATAGACATATTTAGTCGATCCCGTGGAATCAGCCGTGATTATATAACTCTGCCCAACAACAAGGTCGGCAATTTCTCCAAGGGTTTTTCCGCACTCGATGTTGGTCGAGGATGTTGCGGTTACAGTAATCGTGCCATCGCCGTTATTTACAAGGGTAGAGCCATTGCCGGGATTTGTGTAGTTGGTCAGTTTGGCAATGTCAAGTTTGTTCTTTCCGCCCCCCGCAGGCCACGGGTGGTCGTAGCCGTGCAAGTCCTGTATCGGCTCCATGCTCACCACCACCGATTGCATGGGCACAACCTTCCGAGCCTTAAAGGAAACGATGTCACCGCTGTATTCGCGCTCCCTAGATTTGGCATGCCATGTCTCGCCGTCGAACATGTAGACGGTTCCTGTGTCCATTTCGAGGAAGGTATCCCCATAGTCCGCGTTTGGTTTCGTATCGGTCGATAGGCCGATGAATTTTGTGATCCTCGGTTTAGGTCTCATGTCTCCCCCTTTTGGTTTGTAACCCCTCTCAGGTTGCAGCAGTCATCTGGGTTCGGGTTGACGTGCTGTCTCCAGTACTCATAGTGCTCGTTCACGTCCTCACAGACAGTCAGTTCATCGTAGCCGTGTATCTTGTCGATCAGTTCCACCTTTGCCTCAAGCGGCAGGTGCTCATACCCGCCTTCCTTCAAGGTGTATGGCGTGTAGTCGATGTTGTCGAACCACTGCCGAATCCAGTGATTGACCCGGAGAAACTCCACCAGGATCTTCCCGCAATCGACATCGGCAAGGCGTCCGAGGTCCACATACTGCGGTATATATGGGCTCAACCGAAGCTGCACATCAAAACCCGCCCGGTTAAGCTTCTCGATGGCCTTTATCCGCCTGCTGGGAGACGGGGCGCGCTCATAGGTCTTGGCAAGGTCATCGTCCGTTGAGGTCACGCTGATCTGGATATGTGCCAGGTCCTTATCCATCAGGTCCATGTACTCGTCATCGGCGACCATATCAGACTTGGTGACGATGAGATATGGGATTCCTCTCCAGTTCAGTTCCTCGATGGCGCCGTAGGTCACCCGGTGCTCCTTCTCCGCCGCCTGGAAGCAGTCGGTCATCCCGCCGAGTCTCAGTGCGGCTGGCGGTTCGATGCGCTGGATCTTCCGCTTGACCTTCTCGATGTCAGCAACCGCAGGATCCTCTGGCTTCCAGAGTTTGCGGAAGGACAGCAGGCTTTTGGCGTAGCAGTATTTGCAATCATGGGAGCACCCACAGCCGTATAGGTCCAGCCTGGTGGGATATCGGCAGCGGCTCCCCTCCCCTCCTGATGCAAGCTTAAAAAAGGATTTAAACTCCCTCATAATCCTCCTCAGTATCTGTATCGGTCTGCCCAGAGATTCAGCGGGTCCGTCTCCGGCGGCTTCTCTGGGACGATTGGCTTCGGGTTCAGCGGGTTCTCCATGCAGACATATCTGATTGCATCGTAGAGGTGGTCTTCCATGGTGGTGTCCACGTCCTCCGGGTGCTTTTCATCGTAGATCAGCACCGGCAGCGTCCTGATCACATTGGTGCATGACTTGAAGACGTAGAGCATCGGCAAGCCCATGGAATCAAAGGCCAGCCGGTAGTGCAGCTGCATGAGGCCTGCAAGCCTGGTGTGGTCGCCCTTGGAGAAGTAGACGCCCTCTTTCATCATCATGTCGCTGATGCTTTCGCCGGTGGTGTTCTGCCAGATCGCCGGGTCAGCAATGCCGGTGATCTTGCGCCCCTTCAGCTGTGGATCCGTGCTCTCTATCTCCTTGATGCGCCTTGCGATCTCCCTGGGCTCCATCTGCACCCCGGTGTCGGCCTGCCTGGTGCAGCCGTAGTACTCCTTGAACAGGAACATGCGCCCGTAGTGATCTATGGCTATCCAGACCACCGCGAAGGGCTTGCTATAGCCAAAGTCAAAGCCCCGGAAGATCTTGACGGAGCCGTCCAGGGCGAAGTCATCTATCACATGGGTCCACTGCCTGCTCTGGTATCCGTCCGGGTTGTTGCGCCACTCCGGGAAGACCTGCCCAACGAAGGCGTTCCAATCTCCTTCTAGCCATGCCTTCCGCAGGGCCTCCGGCAGCGCTTCCAGCTCGTGGACATATTCGGGATTAGCTCTCATCAGGGCGTCGTTGTCGTAGACTTTGCTCTGAATGAAACTGTAGTCCTCCGGCCTCTCACCGCTGATGAAGTCCCGGTCAATGAAGATCCGCTTGATGTAGGCGTGTCCCTTCCCGCCAGGGTTGCAAGTGTAATAGATCCGCTTTGGGAAGCCGTTGACGCCTCGGACGCAGGCTGTCAGCTTCTTTATCTGATCCTCCGACAGTTGTGTTGCCTCATCTATGAAGAGGATGTCCACCTCAGTACCCTGGTATCTGTCCACGTCATTCTCGCTGGCGCAGTACCCAAAGAGGATTTCCGATCCGTTTGTGAAGACCATTTCCTTTTTGCTGTCGTTGTACCTCGCGGCAGCACTATCGGTTCCGCATTTGAGGATGGCCTTCAGTGGCTTGACATGGTTCGCCAGGAGCTCCGGGTATGTCCGGCGGATGATCAATATCCTTATCCCAGGATGCTTCGCCGCCAAAAGTATTGCTTTGAACCTGACAGCGAAAGACTTTCCCCCGCCTAACCTCGCGCCCCGCCAAAGCCAACGTGCTTATGCCTGTCCTTCAGAAAAAGGATCTGCTTCTCATTCGGCTTGCCAAGCGCAATTTCCATGCCACCACCTCCTCTCTTTAGTCTGCATACTCATCACCGCCCTCAATTTTGATAGTGATGTTCTTGTCTGTACCGCCACCCTGGTCCGGGTGCTGATTGAGGAGTTTGAGGTACAGGTCCCACGCTTGCAGGTTTCCACGTAGGACCAGAAGTTCCAGCCGGTCGAGCATCTTCTTCTGCTTCTCCGGCGTCAGCCGCTCTCCGGCAACGGCGCTGAAGGTCTTCAGCACCCTTGCGTTTGCTGCCTTGGCATTGCCACCCTTACTGCCCCTTCTCTTTGCTTCCTCACTGCTAAGTTCGCCCTTTTTGATGGGCCGGAGGTTTGCGTCTTGCTTTGGATTACGGGCCATTGTTCATATCACCCTCCTCCACGGCATTCCAATCCATGCCATACTCGTCCAGGATCACCCGGAAGTCCTCGATGTCGTGCGGCCTGATCTTCAGGTGTCCGCTGTCCTCCATGCCGATGTGAAGAAGCTCGTGATACATCAGGATCTCCCGCTGGTCGGGGTCCATCATCATGACGTTAGGCTCGTAGAAGACGATCACAAAGTCGTAGGGGATGAACGCCTGCCAGAGCGGCTTCACCATGTGGCACTCAGCAAAGATGATCCTGTCATCCTTCTTCTTGTCCTTGCTGGACATGGCGTATCCGATTCGTATCTTTGCTTCTCTGATCCAAGCAAGATCAGGCCGGTCCCGAAGAACCTGCCTTCCAAGCTGCCGCAGTTCTTTTGATTTCTCACATACTTCGCTCATGCCTTCATGCTACAGATTTTTCTAAACGATTTGCGCCCTTGGCAGATGGCATAAAAAAAGAGACCAGCTAATGCTGGCCTCTTTTTTTATGTGCTTCGCACCAGGCTAGATAGTAAGGGCAGTACTTATACCGGTCATCGCAAAAAAGCCCTTTTAGGTCCATCGTCTCCCGGAAGTTTGGGCATCGGATGATGGTGGAGACGTCAAAACCGAAGTTGTCACAGATACACTGACACTGCACACCTGAGACGGCCCCGTTCCCTGTTCTCACCACGCCCTCATAAAGAGGGCATTTTGCGCTGATATCCAGCGATGTCCGGTATCCCATCTTAGCTTCTTCCGGCCTCCTTTTTAGCCTGATCAGCAAGCTCCTTCAGCTTCATTCGTCTCCCAAAAGCGGTCAACTTTCCGTTAGGGAGATGCCTTGCCGAGTATGTGTCCTGCAGAGGTGCTGCCACTGCCCTCCGCAGGGTCTTCCACTCCACGTCAAACTCACCGCTTTTTTTCTGCATTGTCTTTCCTCACATACACTGTTTTCTCCTGCCATGTGACATGGCTTGTCCGATCCTGGATCTTCTTCTCTTCCACCTCGACCATCGGACACCAGTCCGGTCGAAAATCAAACGGATTTTCTCTATCTCTGCCCGTCACATCACTGCCCGATGGGCAGAAGAAAAGGGTTACATCACCATATGCGGTATGTGTGCAGAATTGCCCGACAGCATTGCACTCCTTGCAGCTTTCCGGCATCGGTATATCAATCACTACCATGTTCACTCCTCCACTTGTCTACATACTCCTTCAACAACTCACAATCCTCGCACCTTTTCTCCGGGCGCTCTGTGCCTCCCAACCTTGCCCGGTTTAAGTGGCTGTCGCCCTGTACCGGGGCGCACGTAAAGCCCACCCGCAACGGGCATTCAAGGCAGGTTTCCGGGAAAGATATGTCAAGTAGTACCATCGTCTTTCACCTCCATGAGTGGGCAAAAGATATCCTTGAGATCGATCTCACTGTACTTGATAGGCATCCTCGTTGCCATACAGTAAGCGCAAAGACCGCTTACTTGCATCAAAAACGGGCAACGATCACACCGTGTCGGAAAGTCCATGTCAATCAGTACCATACCTCGCCCTCCACTTGTCTACATAT